GTGAGTTGATCTGCGGAAAAAAATGTTTCGTCAGATTTTTCTGTGTTTTCGTGTGCTGTGTTTGCGCGGCGTGCTGTGTTTACGGCTTGATTCCTGCCGGCGATTTTTTGATGGTTGGCTCGTGCTTGGTCGAGTGACCCGCGTCTGCTGTTGCAAAGCGAATGCGCTGGCTGGAGGTTCGAGATGCTGTGGTCGCCACCGTTCATAAGCGGGATGATGTGATCTGCTGTCCACTTCTGTCCAGGTATGTCGCCGTGTCCGCAGATACCGCAGGTGAGTTGTGTGCCGGCGAGGATTATCTTGCGGTTGCGTTGGTATTCGGGATGTGCGTACGGGCTTGTCATGTTTTCTCCTACCGCCCTTGCGCTTCGCGCTGCGGTTGGTTCCATGTTATGCAGAGAGTTGTCTCGGTGCTTGCCCCCCGCAGTTTTGAGATGTCTCTCATGGTCGCCGGATGTTCTAACAACACCAGTGGACGGTCACCATTCGCGTTTTAGAAGTTCGTACTCTGCACACCAGCTCTTGGGCATGGTGCTCTACCCACGTTCCCGTGTAAACACCAGCAGAGTGCAATCCCCTACGTGGCCGTGCGCGTATCGAGTTAGTAGGTAGCGGGCTTGAGGCCTGACAACCTTGCAGCAATCTTGTTGATGTCTGCGGGACGCCAAACATACACCTCGGCACCGTTGCGGTGCAGGGCGTTCAGGATTTGGGTCTGACGAGCTGAAAGTTTGCCTGTCGAGGTCTTGAGTTCTGCGTAGATGATGCCTTGACCCCGACTGGAGATAAGCGTTAGATCTGGCATGCCGGCGAGACCGCCTGTGCCCCAAGCGTTGGTCATGTTCTTATTGTTGTAGCGCATTGGTGGCACGTGATGGGCGAGCCAGCCGTACATGTCGCACAGCTGCAGGATGTGATCTTGGAACATGCGTTCAGTCATGTTCATCGGACTTCTCCCATGCCCAGTGAAGCGCGTGAGACTCGTAGCGCTTGTACATGTCAGCGGTCCCGAGGAGGTCTTTGATTTCGCCGGCGAGGATGTTTGCTGTTGCTTCCCATCGGGCACGTGCGCGTCGGGCCATCTCGAGCTGTTGTTTAAGGCTGTTCATTTCGACTGCGTGTGCTGATGATTCCACGATGACCCCTAGATGTGTTTACGGGCGAGCCATGCGCCCAGCACCATCATGAGAAACGAGTGCGACAGGAAGTAGATGAACTCAACCATTGGCTGCTTTCTCTAGTTCTGCTTTGATTGCTTTGTGCAGCTCAATAACCGCTAGGGCTTTGTCTGTGTTTTCCATTGCTTGCTGGGCGGTTGCCTGCCAGAAACGCACCTGATCTTGTAGGTCGTTGACTTGCATGACAAGGTCAGAAATGTAATCGCGCATAGTTCCGTTATCCATCAGAATGGCTCCTCGGGTGTGTCGTAATCGTTAGGGGCTGGCTGTTCGCCAGCTTCAAGACGCTTCAGTTCGTCAATGTAGGCAGATGCCTGACGCTTGGTAAACCCGTCAAGGTTGACCGGTGGGGTCTTGCCGAGGGATTTGCAGACGGCGCGGATCATGTTGCGCTGCTTATCGCTGGCAAGGTCGCCGTTCTCGGTAATCGTGACATTGTTGACGACGCGCTGAACCTTCTGCATTTCCTCACGGCTTGGACGCTTCGTGTGGTCAGAGGTTGGTGCGTATGATTCGCATAACCGCCCGAGACTAGATGTCTCGCAGTTCTCAACGTGGCTGGTGCGGTTGACATTGCCTTGACCCCGCACTTCCTCTGCGTGTCCAGTGGCCATGAGTTGGTCGCCAATCCACAGCTCAGCACGAAACACGCAGACATCAGCGCCCGGCTGAGACAGCATGACTGTGATGATCCGAGGGTCAATGTCTCGAGCCCTCAGCGTTGCCAGCAGACGCGACAACCTAACGGCAACGGGCTCGTAATCTTCGAGACTCATGGCATGTCCTCCCAAGGGTTCTTCACCTTAAAGACGACGGTCTCGCCGTATGACTCAAACGCGGTTGACTCGGTGCGCGCACCTTGAGATGGGTGCCACGTGTTTACGATGTCGGACAATTCCATCAATCGTGCAGCTGCTTCGTAAAGCCATTTAGCGCCGACAGCGTCACCCGAAAGGTGACGATCTGTGGCGAGGTTCTTTAGGCGCTGGGCTAGTGCATCATCAGAGAACGACATTGGATGCCGCTTTCTTGGCGTCGCGCTTGGCTTTGGCTTCTGCCTTTTTGCGGATTGTTTCAAGTGACTTAGCGCCGTCTGCGATTAAAGGCTCGACGACCTTACGCAGGGTCACTGCAAGGTTCTTGTCGCCGTCACGCAGTTGGACATGGACGAGTGCGGTGTACTCCTCAGGGGTGAGCCGGAGGGCAACCGAGTGTGGTTTCATTATCATTGTTTCTCCCAATGTGTTTGTGTTTACTGACCTGAGGTTACACGCCAGTTAGATGCACCTTTGCCATCGGCCCACAGGACCGCGGCGACCTTCAGGTTGCAGGAAGGGTCTGTCAGCGATTTGCTGACTTGACGCGCTGGGCGTTTACACGTCCGAGCAGTGAGCGTACGCCAGCTGCTATTGATCTGAAGTAACCCAGAGTCAATCGAGCCGTCTCCGTTGGGTTTACTGACTGCACGAGGATTGCAGCGCGACTCGCGCCACATGATGCGGTCAAAGACCTCCACGGGTAGCCGGTGCTTGCGGAGCATGGTGTGCCACTGGGGGCATTTCCATTCTCGGGCAGCGGAAGCTGGTGCGGACGGGATAGATAGGGCGAGTAGTGCGAAGCACAGCGATACACGTTTAATCAACCTTCTCAACTTTGGTAGGTGGCCCCCACACTTGCCCACGGCATCGCCTAGTGGCGACGGTGGTGCGAATGATCAGGTCCGGGTTATGAATGTCACGAAAAATTTGGACGAGCACAAGGCCGTCCTCCGAGCGTAGTTCCTCATACAGGAAGGTCGGTATCAGTCCCATAGGTCCTCGTCCTCGACTTGCCAGTTGTATGGGCGGTGGTGGTAGGGCCGTGGGTTCTTGCTGGCGTCGTACATCGCCTGAAGCAAGCAACCAAAGAAGATGCAGAGTGGCACGGAGACAAAGAAGATGTTCATGGGATGGCAACCCAGACTATTGCAGCGTTGCCAGATCGGGTGTTGCGTCGACGGCCTGAGTCCTCAAGCCAGCCGTCACGGGCAAGCGTGTTGATGGCTGGGGTGGCTGACTGGACGAGCAGTTGCAAGACGACACAGATTTCGTCGCAGGTCAGACCGTCAGTGCCTCGAGAACGGATTTCTTCGTAGATGGCGCGTCGTTGGGAGCCTGTGCGCCCTAACGCCCGTCTAGCGGCTTCCTGTGACGTCTCCTGAGGTCCTGTGCGGGTGACGTTGCGGTCAACTGGCGGGCGGTTAATGCCGGCGAAGAGTGGCAGGTCTTGAAAGTTCATTAGTACCCCAAGTCTCGGAAGGTGTCGGTTACGGTTGCGACCCAGCGTGGGTCTTCGCCGAGCTGCTCAGCAATTTCGTAAGCGTCAAGGCCCCACCAGTATCCCTCGAGGATTTGGCTGTGGACTAGATCCATTTCTGGCATTTTGTTTCTCCTGTGTTTGTGGGGCGGGCACCCCGTTGTGTAAACACAGTAGCGACTGTGTAAACACATGTCAAGCATTAAAAGGGGGCGGGGGCAGGATCGGGGAGAAACATCGACCCCACCCCCTAATCTCGCTGGCAATGTCCCGTCGCCGGCAAGAGTTCTATGGCTTAGGAAGCGCTCTCCATGCAGCTTCAAAAGCCTCGGCAGATTCCCAGTCGTTGGACACTTCGACGTGTAGCCATGTCCCGCCAGGTGTGCCTGCGTTGTCTGTTGCCGTAAAAATTTTTACGCCTTTGGTGCCAGCACCGCGCGAGCACCTATAACCGCGACCCCACTCTTTGTATGCGTAATCATGTATTTCACAGATACGCAGCTCCTCGGAATACTTAAGAAACCAATCCCATGCTTGCACGGCCTTGGCGCGGGCGTCCTTGCCTGTGCCGTAGCCGATGTCCACGGCAAAGCCAGTGGCGTGAACGGAGAGATTGTTAGAGCCTCGCATCTGGCGGTTGGCGTAGATGCCTAGGTTGGTAAACCCCCAGCGACGCTTGCAGAGATCCATTAGCTTCTCGGTGACGGGCGATGCTTTCTTGCCGTCCCACGATGGGTAAAACGGATACTTACGGGGCACTTGGCGGGTCCTTTGGCTTGTCCTTCAGGCCGTTGCCGGCGAGGAGTCCAATGAGGCCTCCTGCGAGGGTCATGAGCATTGGGGAGAGGACTGCCCATGCTTCGGCGTCGTTGGGTGCCTGCTCCAGAGGTTGGGTGACGAACAATAGGCCGTAGATCAGCGAGACGATTGCTGCGACGAATGAGAACGAAAGTGCGACGCCGACGATGAGAATGAGTCGGGCTTTAATTTCTTCGTTGCTTAAGCGTTTTTCGGGGTTCATGGGCATCGTCTTTCTAGTAGGCCGTTGGCTTTGGTGTCTTCGCAGTTTTGACGGACTCGGTCAGCGCAACTACTCAGCGCTAGGCAGAGCAGGAGTGTCAGCGATAAGCGCTTCATGGGCTGCAATCTCCTCGGGTGTCATCTCGCGGATTTCGTCGTCGATTTGGATGAGTAGAGGCTTTTTTTCTTCAGTCATGGTTTCCTAGTTTCTGTAGCCGTAAACACGAATTGTTCCGCCTTGAAAGGTTCCAACGGCGGAGACGAGGCTAAAGCCTGTAAAACTTGTGGCTGACTTGTGGATTCCCGAGTTGTGCCCTGTGTTTTGGTCGCCCATGAATGGCGCTCTGAAGGTGGTGTGCTTTGTCAAAAATGGTGAGTACAAGTCGCAGTCAACATTGGCAAATGTTGTCTCTCCCCAACCCACATACGACCAAATGGCGGCGCTGTTTGTGCCAATGCCTTGAGGTGTTGGCGTTGCGTAACTGAGACCATACAACAAAGTGTTGAAATAGAGGCTTGTGGCTGAGCCCAGTTGCAAACGGATTTCTGCGCTTGTGCTAGTAGCGCCTGAGTAGACGACCTTGTAGTTGTCGTAGTCAGAGCTGAAAGCCCCCGTGACAGCCACGCTAGAAACACCAGTGCCCACAGCCTGTGTCTTAACAAGCCACAAGCCGACAGCGTTCATGTCCGAGGCATTAAGCACGTCACCGCTAGCAAAAACAGGGTAAGTCATAACATCATCCTAAAAGGTCAGTCCCGTTCAATCGAGATTGGTTGAGAATAAAAACAGAAGCCCAACGAGCAGACCCCTCAAAAGTCGTAGTCCATTGACCAGGCACGACCGAGTGAGTAATACGAGACAACAACATCGGCGTCGTAATCGCATTGCCAGTCGGCGGGGAAACCACCAACGTGATGCGGTCGTTGAGCTCACGATCTAGCGCGTTGCTCCAGTCCCCATCGGGCGACAAAACAACCTCGACAGGGTCAGCCTTGGGGTAAACCTGACCGCCCCAACTAGTGACAATGTCACCAATTGACACAGCGTTAGCAAGGCTGGCGACCTGCGTTTCGACCGACGCTTCAGCGGCTCCGTAGGCCGCAATGCTTGACGTATTCTTCTTGGTGTAAACACCGCCCTGAGACATCGTGACGTCGGCTTCGTTACGCATCGAGTCGCCGTCATACGCAATGGCCACGTTTTGCCCGATTGCATAACCACCAGTGCCGTAGGTGCCTTGAGAAACAACAGAGCGTGTTTGTGTGCGGATTTGGTTTTGGTTGTACAGCGTTAACACGCCAGCACGAGTCACAAACAGCGGCGCATACTCGGAGTCTGCGACCTTCTGCAGCTCTGCCGTGGTCATCGGTGCGTCGTCTGTTAACTCAAGAACCGTCGAGGCTGGCGCGGATGGTGCGGACGTCAAACTAGACGGAAACGAAGTGTTAGCAATGAGGCGGTTAAAACGTGCGGCAGTCGATTCGGAAAAAGCCACTGTGCTGTATTTGTAGATTTCTTGAAAGATTGACTGCGCAATGCCGGTGCTCCACACGATGACCTGTTGGACAGATCCTGTGCCAATGTTTACGGCCTCAGGTAACGCTACGACAATGCCTGCGCTGTTAGTTGTTGTGGTGGCAACAGCAATACCATCGATGTACATAGCGATAGTACGTGCAGCACTGTTCCAGTCAAATGAAAACATACGAGCCATGCCCGCATCCCACGTGGAAATGTTTGTAGTTGCAATTTTGGTGTTAGCAAATGTTGGCTCGCTAATTTCAACAAAGAACTTGCCAGTACTTGCTGAATAACCAAAATAGAAAAAATGGTTATAGATACTGCCAGTTACAAATTGTGAACTTCCACTGGTTGAGCCGTCAGGAATAGCCCAGCACGACACAGAGAAACTGCCGGGGTTGCTGTTTGTCCCACCTAGCGAGGAGTTGGCAGCGTCAGATCCTGTGCCCGTAATGGAACTGTTAACAAGGCCCACAGCAAGTTGATTGCCACTCGAAGCAGCTGCGGTCGTCAACATGTTCAACGGCTCACTGCCGTAGTCCTTTAGAGACTGGTTAGCGCTGAACGGCCCTACAGGCTCATCACAGGGGTAGTAGTGGCGAGGGCTGGTGCTGAGGATGTACGGACGGCTCCAATCGGCAGGCTGAGCGTCAGACGACAGCAGCCCCATGGCGTCAAAACAGGAGAGGGTCACGGTGGAGTCTTGGCCTGCTGCAGTCCACACAGGAGGCCAGCCAGCAACAAATCCGCGGAACACAGGGTGAGGAGTGCCTGTGTTGGGGTCAATGCCAAGAATGCGGATCTGGCGACGTGGGAGCAGTTTGCCGTAGTAGGTGCCTGATGTGTAGAACGGGTCATAGGTTCGAGCACGGTTATCGAGCGTGACTGTGGCTGAACCGTAGAAGGTCCCCCAATCGTCTGAGCGTCCACGTTCAGTTGTCATGCTGTAAACATCAGAGCTGATGTCAGTCCATGTCGGGTTGACTACATACGGGCCGTCGTCAAACGCAATCTGTACAACAGGGGTGGGATAGGCCATTACTTGCCACCGCTTCGACGGAAGTACGCGTTCAGAACGTCGTTAACTTCCTTACCAATTTTGACAGGATCGCCGACCCCAGTGTTTACATTGACGATGACGCCACGGTTAGCAGCAGTAGCTGGAGCAAGAGTGCGCTGAGAGTCATACGGCGTCAAATTATTGGATTGATAAACAGAGCTTGACTTTGCGTCAAAGGTTGATAGACCTGATTGGACTTTTCCTTTTACGGATTCGACCGCACCTGGGCCAAATTTAGCTATAGCAAAAGCAGCGACCGCAGCTGCACCAACTGCCAAGACCACAGGGTTTGCAGCCATAGCAGCGTTCAGCAAAACCATTGCGCCAGTAATTACGGCAATAGCAGCAGCAACATCTCTAAACGTCTTGGGGTTTTCGCTTGCCCAGTCAGCAAACTTTTGAAGGAAGGGAAGTGCGCCCTCAACGATTGGCAATAGTCCTTCACCAACTGACTCTTTGGTTTCATCAAGTGCAATCTTTAGACGTTTGAACTTGCCCTCTGTGGTATCTGCAGCAGCTGCAGCTTCACCGCCAAACTTCTTATTCAACTCTCCAAAGATTTGCTCAGCAGAAGCACCCTCTCGGATTAAGCCCTTTAACTCTGGTGCAATCTTTGCCAATGCGTTTAAGTTTCCGCCGTAGGCCCGCTCCAAGGCCTTCGTTGCGCTTTCGAGGCTGATGCCCTTCGCCGCGCTGATGTTCATGGCAAGAGATGCAGCTTGTTGGGCCTTGGGAATTGACTTGGTAACTCGTACTAGCCCAGACAAGGCTGGACGCAACTCATCGTCGGTGACACCAAGCAATTTGCCCTGTGTGCTAATCCATTCCTCATTGGCTGCAATCTGCTCGTCTGTTGCCTTAGTCGAGCGCTGGATTTGGCGGGCAAGAGCCTTCTGTGCTGCTTGGTCTTGCATCGCAGCCTTGGTTGCGTCAAACAATCCAACAGCAACAGCACCAAACGCCGCAGCAGCAGGGATAGCAGCCTTTTTTAGTGCGAAGTGAGCCTTCTCGCCAGCCGTCTCAAGCTGCTTAAACTGCTTGATTGCTTGCTTAATGCCCTTTGAGTTGAACTCAGTGACAATGGGGATACGAATAGCCATTAGATTTCTTTCTGCACTCGGCGCATAACTTCTTTAATAAGAATCTCAACACGGCGCTCGACTTCATCTTGATGTTTTAGGTACGCCTTCCACAAGAAGCGACCTGGTGAGCCATAACGACGCGTGAGGTTGTCAACCATCTCACGACCCTTAGCGGTTGGCACCGGACCACGTCCTGCCATCTCGGTTACAAGAGCAGACGATGACGTCCAGCGGATACCGAACACAGCAAGATCAGAGGTGTAGGCACCGTATTGGCGGGGGCGTTTACCTGACACAAATGCTTTTATAGTGCGGTCAGACTTTGCGTCATTCCATGGAAACACGTCGCCGCGATTGCCCGGATTCCAGCGGTGCTTCATGCCTGACAACGGTGGTTGATCTGGAGTGAGCTGTCTTGCTTCTGTAATCACAGTCTCGACGATGCCTGCGTAATCCTTGGTCACTTGACGACGGGCAACCTTGTCAATCTTGTTGAGTTCCCGCAAAGCTTCTTTAGCGCCGGCAACAGATAGCTCTGTGTTTACAGTTCTGCTAGCCACGTCTTGCCTCCTTTGCGTTTATCCTCAACACATCAGCAACGGTGTGTAGTTCTTGTAGATCGAATGGTATTTGAGGAGGCCAGAAACCTGTCTCTACGACTAACTCGCAGAGAGTTCTTAGGTAGCTGCCCCGTCCGTAGGGTTTGCGGAATCGTCCTCCACGACTTCGACCGAAACGAGTCCGCGGATGTAATCGTCGAAAGCGACCGGCACGATGTGCCCCTGTTGCTTAGCACCCTCAAAAGCGAGGAAGGCAAGGTGCTCCATGGCGACGCCAGAGGCAAGGTCAGATGCGCGGATCTTGAACTTGCGCTCTAGCGCCACAATCGAGAAAAGGTTCGTAGTGACTTCGTACTTAGCGCCTTCGGTCTCTTCTACCTGCAGTTTGATTTTCATGTGTTTCTCCTCTTTAGATAAGACGTCTTAGACGACAACCTCGGTGTAAACGCCACCAGTGAAAGTGATGTCGATTTGGCTCATCTCGCCCACGGATCCTGTCAGCACTGGAAGCGATTCCAGATAGCAGCCGGTCAGGGTCAGAACTGGATTGGTCGCAGACGTTGCAGCTGATGTTGGCTTGAGCGTGACCGTGGTGCGGGTACCGACCAGTGATTTCAATGTTGCGTAAACCTCAGCGGCGGCGTAAGTGAGAAAAAGAGTCATTGTGCACTCATTGTTAGCGAGACCTGACGAATACTCGCGGGAGCTCTGGCCGAATGCGGTGGTGTCGATTGATTCCTGTACGCGCATCATTTCGGCAGATGTACAAAACCCCGTGAGCGCCACAGAGTTAACCGTGACAACTGGGTTGGTCAAATAGGTTGATGTTGCCATGATTAGTCCTCTGACTTTTCTTTAGTTGGTTTTTCTTGCTTGATAAAGCCACCCTCAAGGAGTGCCTCCACGTTAATCCCCTCAGCGGGGACATACTGATCGCCGGGTGTACCGACAAGTTCTGAGACGATGATTAGTTTCACGATGCTCCTGTTTGTGCTTGCATTGCAATTGTGAGGTCGTACGTACCGTAGTCCTGACCGCCGACGTTAAGTGTTGATGGCCGTCCGTCAAGGACTGCCACATTCTTTGTGAGCAACCCAGCTGCGATGCTGAGCAGTACACGAAGACCGTTGAGATCCACAGGACCAGAGCCGATGACGCGGACTGGGAATGTCATGCGGACGATGTTGTAGTTGCCACCCTCGAATGATGGGGCCTCAATGAACGCGCACGGTGGGTTGATGGCTTTCGGATCTGTGACGACGCGTAAACCTGTGATAGTGTTCAGCGTTGTCGAGAGGTCGTCCAGCGCCTCGTTAAATAGATCCGTGTACGCCATTACGCAACCTGCGGACGGTTGATGCCGAGCAGCTGCATGACCATTGGGGTGACACCGGTAGACGGTGGTGCGCCCATGCCGTCAAAGGTAGCAATCGAATTGAATGCGCCCTTCTGGCGGTAGTACGCAGCGCCAATCATGATGGTCCCGAGCTTGACGTCGCCAGAGGGGACAGTCGTCAAACTGTCTTGCAGGTAGCCCGCCTCGTATCTGCGACGATACGCAAACGCGTTACAAGCTGCAGCGCACTGAGTCAAGAACGCGGCTTCCTCTGCGGACGCCGTGCCAATCCCGACATAGTCCTCAATGTCAGTAGCCGTAACCCAAGTGCAGGTCAGCGTCCATGTGCAGGTGCCTGTGGGAAGTGCAGCGCTGAAGTCAAGATCGTCGCCTTCATCACGGAAAAGCAATTGGTTAGGACGGGGCACACTTGAGTTGAAGTGCAGCTCACCAGTGTCAGATACAACTCCCGTGTATTCGTACTGGGGGCAGTCGAGCACCACGTGTGTGCCGTTAAGACCGTGGCCTAAACCAGCCAGCGTGATGCTTTGACCGACTTCAATGTCAGTTCCCGTCAGGGTCTGGACGACTGCGTAATCGTCCAGACGCTGATGAGAGATAACTGTAAACACCGCCATGGCGGCACCGCCTTTCGGGTTTAGGCGATTGCGATGGACTTGACCTGATCGCCGTCAGCGATGAAGGTCGAGACGTATCCGTAGTAAGAGAAGGTGCGGCCCAATGTGCTCGGTACTTCTACCGACATGATTCCGCGAATCTGCTCATAGAACTCTATTGCAGCACCACGAGCTACGACCATGGTGTTATCGGCAAATGCGCGGTCCACGACCAAATTCAAGCCCAGTGGGTTGAAGGTGTTCATCATGGTCACGTTTGCGCTGCCCATTCCGTTTACACCCATGAGACCAGCTGCGCCGGTGTATGGGAAGATTGGACGCTTGTCGACGTCAAGCTGGCTTCCCAATTTCTTCCATACGTCTGGGCTCACGAAGATGTGGTCAGGCAAGAAGTTGGTTGCTGCGAGGATGTCTGTTGCTGCGTCGTACAAGGCTGCGATGAGCGATGTTGGGTCGTTTGCTGTGACTGTCCATGTGGATCCTGATGCGGTGTCGCCGGCAAGGATTCCTGCACAAGCAACTGCGTCCGACTGCAACATGTACTGACCTGCAAGGTCGCGCAAGATGATCTCCATTGCGGCAGGTGAGGTGAAGTCGATGTCCTGCACGGAGAGTGTGACCTGTCCAGCAAGAGTTGTCTTTGTGACGACGTTGCTTGCGATGACTGGTGTCGTTGCGGAAACTCCACCAAGTTCAGAACCTTGCGATGCCACTGATGGGTGTGTGGTCCAAGTCGGGCGGATAAAGGTCTTGGACGTTCCGCCGTCTGGCATAGCCCTTGCGCCCACAGCTGAGACGACTGGTCTGATGTAGTTCAAGTCTGTAAACACGGGACCGAGCACGTTGACATTCAAGAGGCCCGGCGTGTCAGTGGTGGTTGAATCGCCAGCGGCGGCCTGCAATGCGGTCTGACGTGACTTTGCTACTTCAGTGGCTGCAGCGTTTACGCGCTGCCATACTTCGCCACCGATGTGGTAAGCGGCCATGAACTCGCCAGCAGATGGCATGCCGAAGTTGCGCTTTGCTTGTGCGGGGATTGGTGCGGTTGGTGTCGCAGCTTCGATTGCTGCTTCTGGCTGTACTGAGTCCACGGGTTCTGTCTCCTCGACTTGTTCTGGTGTGGGTTCTGTGTCGGGTTCTGTGTCGGGTTCTGTTTCCGCTGACGCGGCCACTTGCGTGATGGTAGCACCTTCAAAGGCTGCTATGGGCACTAATGACAATTCCATCCAATCAGCCTTGGTGACAATCATGCGGCCCTGATCGTCGTATGAAAACTCGCGAGGGTTTACACCGACGGAAACTTCCATAACGCCATCGGCTGCAAGCACGAGCGCGTCGTCTCCAGCTGAGGTGCGTGAGATGTACATGCTGG